GAAGTTTCTTTCTTGAAAAGATTTTTCAAGCGAGTTGACACAGTGGACGGCAAATCGCCCGTTTATATGTGTCCAGCAGACTTGGAGAGTCGCTTGGAAATGCTCAATTGGACTAAAGCCAAAGGAGTTGATTCAGGCCCGGAAGAGGCTTTGGTTATCAACGATGTACTAAAGGAATTGTCGATGCACGGATGTACCATCTACAACGAATACGCGCCCCGGATCCTGACATGCGCGATAGAAGCAGGGATCACTGGTATTAGGGACGAAGGCCCAACCTATTACCATAAGAAAATCATCATGGGCAATGGATTACCTCGGCAATGTGAACTTACAAGACCCATACAAAAACCCAACGTTACTAAAGGTCTACGTACTGCTATTGCTGAAAGAGGCGGGAGTATTTACTCTTATACCCTAGGATCGCCTGTGGCAGACCCACATTATCCAAGGGACCGTTGGTGCGAGGTGATGCCTAAGCTAGCACATCTCTAAGAACCAGCTTACTGAACAACAACAAAATTTCAATGCAGACCCCGACATTACCCTTACGACCACAGCAATCACAACGGACACGATTACTTTGAGAGATGATGGCTCGACCGCAATGGACAGATACGTGACGAAAGAAGCAGATCTACCATCCATTATGTACGACTCCATCACCGAGACGGACGATCATACGATTCAGAACTTTCTGAGTCGTATGGTCATTGTTAGCCAGGGCACTTGGGCCTCAACCCAATCCGCTGGCGAAACTCTTGCAAATTTAACATTCCCTTCAGCTCTTTTTAAAACCGGTACTACTAACTATAACCAAAATGTAAATAAATTAGATGGTTTTGCTGCTATGAAGGCTAAAGTCAAAGTGCGAATTGAGGTCAATTCCCAGCCCTTCCAGGCCGGTGCATTGTTGTTGCATTACGTTCCGTATTCGGAATATATGCAATCGCATGCCAAGTGGTACACCAATACCACCACCGACTTGATTGCGGCCTCGGGATGTCCCCATGTCGTCATGAACTTAGCCAACACTACCAGTATGTCATTCACAACCCCATACATTTCCCCGTATTTGTTTTTCAACTTACCCCAAGGCCAAGGATCTTTTGGAAATGTCGTTATTTCCGTGTTGTCACCCTTGGCTTCACAAGCTGCTAATTCTGTTAATTACACAATTTGGGCCGCATTTGAAGATGTCGAACTTCGATACCCGACGGATGCCCCACTCACAACTAACTTTGCTCAGGTGGGAAAAGAAATACAAAAGATGGAAACCAGAGGAACAATTTCAGGCACTGTACGCTCCATAGGTACGGCGGTGGCTGACGTGTTGCCATGGGTAGGATTGGGATGGCTGTCAGAGCCGGCTCGGTTCATTACCGATGCTGGTGAGACAGTTCTTAAAATGTTAGGCTTTTCTAAACCTTCAGTGGAGGCCCCAATTACCCGAGTTAGGCAGTCGCCCACTCAGTATTTTCTTAATGCTGACGGTGTAGATACCTCGCACAAGCTTGGCTTGAGCGCAGCGAACGCACTGGCGACTATACCCGGGTGGGCTGGTACAGATGAGGATGAGATGAGACTCGATTATATTTGTTCAAGACCAAACTATTACACCAAGTTCACTTGGGGCACTGGAACCGTGGCGGACACTTCCTTGTTTATTCAACCGAATTCTCCGCTATGGACCCAGTCGCTTGCCGCACTTACAGTGGGAAACTATGCTCAAACTGTTTCCCTCCCTATGTGCGCCAAGATCGCCTCTCACTTTGGAACTTGGCGTGGTACGATGGTCTACACTTTTCATGTAGTCAAGACCCAGTTTCATTCTGGTCGTCTTCGAGTCTCCTTTCGCCCTTTTTCTTACCCTGCTGGTCCAATAGCTAGCGACGTGCAGTTTGTTAATCAGCCGGGTTACGCTTACACAGACGAGATAGACCTCAGTAATGGCACAACATTTACTTTTGAGGTCCCTTTCGTCTCTGTGAGACCATGGATGCACTGTTACTACGATGCCAAAACCGCTTATCCTGGTGGAGACATCAGAAATAGCGCTACTGGTATCGTTCAGTTATCCGTGATCAACCCACTGGTGGCCGCTTCTACTGTCAACAGTAGTGTCGACGTATTAGTCTTCGTTTCTATGAAGGATGCCCAGTTCGCCAGTCCAGTCAAGTCTACCTATTTGCCATTCGGTATTCCGAATGTCGCTCAGATGGGCAAGGCCAGGATTGTGCCGACTAGATCCGCTGCAGAGACCATGGCTGACAAGAGGGATTTATCAATGTTGTCTTATTCAACATGTATGGGCGAAAATGTAACATCTCTTCGCCAAATACTCAAACGCTACTCTTACTTAGGTAGAGTGCAATTAAATTCCCTAGCCGCCACGGCCACTGTGAATGGTTCTACAGGTAATGGCTTTGTGCTGTTCCCTTGGGCTCCTGTAACACCCCAAAACGGAGCAATTACTAATGTATTGGGGAATCAAACTCCTAAGTATGTTAGCAATTATACAACCACTAGTGGTGCTAACTCGACTGTGATCACTCAGTACGCTGATACCTATTCACAGTATTACCCACTTTATTCATTCTTTAGAGGATCTATGCGAT